CTCATCAATTGAGAATATTTCGTTTCCAATCAGCATAATTGCAGCAATCTTTGTCACCATCATCTTAACCCCAAAGATAGCAAATAAGAAATCAGTTAAAAGTAATTGGCCAATTGCATACGCAGATATTATTACAAGCTGATACGCAAGCATCTTGCCAATAAAACGAGATAATTTCCTTGAAGTAATCTTCTGCTTAGTTTTCTTTGCAGAATGTATTCCAAAAAAAGTATCAAGCACAATGAAGAATCCAACCAAAATCATAATGTATTTTATAGGCGAAATCAAAATAAGTGCAGAGCCAATAAGAGGACCTATGTGTTGCTTAATGGATTCAAACAAGATTGATAATTGAGTCATGATAATTAAATTACCATTATACTTTTGTTATACCCATTTCCTCTTGATTTTTTTGCCAATGAATCATCATTTGAAGCGGAATTATAAGACGCATACAAATCAGAATACTCTCTCTTTGCGAGGTAGTCGTAGATTGCTCCTTCATATATTCCAGCCTTGTCAGCATAGTGTTGCATCGTGAATTGAACTTCATTAAGTACAGCAGCATCAGAGTAGTCTCCTCGTTGAGTTTGGATTCCTTTATTCTTCAATTGAAATGATAAGCCAAAAGCAGCATCACTCGCAGCTCTCCACGCAATTGCTGGCTTCATAAGCTCAACGATTGTGATTTCATCTGCTGATAGAGTCTGCGCATTGTACTTTGTCAAAAGGTCATTGAAGAAATATGTTCCAATAATCTTTCTTACCCAATTCTCTGCAGACACACGGACCCACGGAGTCACATCAGTTGCATCTACGTTGGCTGTGATTGGAGTTGAAATTGTTAAATAACTCTCTGTTACAAAGTATATCATAATTATAAAGGTTTTTGTGGGTTAATATCAGTTTTGTCAATGATTTCATTGTTGATGATTTGGTAGTTGTTGATTTCGAAGTTACCTTTTACAGAAAATATATCCATAAGCTCATTCATAATCCCTTCAATTTCTTTTCTCAATGGCATAATCACATTCTTTTCAAAGATTGTGTATGACTGTTGGATGTCTGAGCCGCTTCCAAGCTTACCTGATACACGAATTCCCATAAGCATTGGGTCGATGCTCCAGGCTTGACAGATTTTTGCATCTGTTCTTTCGTCAGTTTGAAGGAATAACTTATCATTGTTGCTCGTTGGCAACGTCTCGATGATTGGAAGTTGGTCCACTCCGTTTTCAAAGAACGCAATTGAACGTCCAGCTTCTGCTGCACCCTTTGCGCTTTCGATTGTTCTCCTGTATTCAAGAGCTTCCTCATCACTTGCTGGCTTCTTAGGAAACTTAAAGACAGTTGAAGCGAATACAGAGTTTAATATGTTTGACTTGTGCAAGTAAGAGCTCTCTCCGTCAAGGAAAATCCAGTTATTTGCAGAACAATAATTAGGAACTGGGTATACCAAATCTCCATCATCAAATCTGAAAGAAAGAATTCCCTTGTGATTTGGCTTATTGTAGCAATACTTATCATAATTAAGACCATTTACCGAACGGGTAAAGTCCTTATTATATACGAACTTGTTCTCAGCTTCATTCCAACGAAGTTCATCCATTGGGATTCTTTTAACTGATTTACCAACTCCATACTCATCATTCTCGATAAGCAAGTTGATTGATTCAAACATAAGTGCGTCTTGCGTAATCTTGAAAAGAAACTTATCATCCAATCCAACTTTTGTAGAGAACTGGTAAAGCTTTACTTTCTCTGGTCCATTCTCAGGCCCATCAATGTAATCATATCCACCACCAATGGTTGCGTTGTTGATGAAACGCATAATAGAGCCGTGTAATGGACTCGTATGCTTCAATTGTCTAAGAAGGTTTGGGAAAAGATTGTCCTCTCCATAACGAACGTATCCACCAGCTCCTGTATAGGTAGGTGAAATGTAAGGCATAGCCAAGTTTCCTTTGCCGACTTTAGCAAATGGGCTTGAGAAGTTGTAGTAACCTTGTTGTTCTGGAGAAGAAGCTGGTGCCTCTTTTGATTTTCCTAAATTAAATCCAAATATTTTCATAGTTTAATCGTAAATTGAAGGTGAGTTATTGTTTTGTGAAGGGATAACCTCATCAATGTATGTGTCTGTTGTGCTTGTATCATCAACGGTCATCATTCCTGTCTGAATTATTGCTCCAGTTGTAGCTGAAATAGATAACGTTGATGCTGTTGATTCATATACATTGTATGTATACTGCCCTGGCATCATTGAAATTGTAACTGATGTTCCACCTGTAGTGCTTCCAGATACGTTTTCTATTATCTCAAATAGATTATATCTGCAAGTTGAGTTAGATAGGTCATCTGTCGTAAAATATACAGGTACAGAGCTTGTATTGTACTTGTTTTCAAAAACAAAAAGATAATTAGGAGCACTCAAGTTTGATGCCTCATTTAAAGTGAGAACAACTCTATTTGTAAAATCTTTTTTAAGATAAATGCTCATCTATTTATATTTTATTTATTGATGCATATAGATATGCATCACCGTTTCTCTTACTGTTTTTCAATAACATAAATGATTATTAACAAAAAAGCCACCCAGGACGGATGGCTTTTTCTTCTTATGTTAAAGAAAGGGTATCTTAAAGAATCCCTTCGATTATACTTGAGTCAACAAGGTATGGTCTGTTTGCCATATCGGACAAGAATGTCACGGTATATTTGGAACCATCAGCTCTGGCGCTTCCTGTGTCTTCATCACCACCGTTCAACTGGCTGTAATCGTACATCCAGTAAAGTCCGTTTGCGTCTTTGATGATTATATTCAAATATCTTTGTCCTTCTCCAAGAATTTGAAGAGCATAAGATTTTGAAGCTTCTCTTCTGTGAAGTACAAGACTAATTGTAGAAGAGTAATAAGTTGACCCATTAATAAGGTCGATTGTAGGAGTAGTTACAGCGTTACCTACGTTTCTTTTGAATTCAAAAGTAGAGTAAGTATCAGCGTCCAATGTGATTGCAGTTACTGTGTGAGCTGTTGCGTTAACAGTTGTAGCAGAAATAGAATCTTGGTCTATTATATATGCAGTATAAATACCACCAGAGTTGTTGTCGCAAGATGTTGCTATACTTTTAAGTGTGTTACAAGCCATTTTATTTTCTTTTTAATTTATTTATAAAAAAAGGCTGCTACATTCGCAGCAGCCTTTCGTTGTTTTGTTATTTAATTACTTGATTAAGAGTAATAAACAATCTCATCTGGGTTTACTAAGTGGAAACCAATTTTAAGATTTGCTCTTGTTCTAAGTTTTGGCTCAGCGATTGAATCTTCAAGGTTCACAGCTTTAAGGGCTTTAGAATCTCCTTCAGCATCGAATGCATAAACAAGGTTGCTCTTGTTTGTAAGAACCATTTTACCGTCAGACATACCTTCAGCAACTACAACTTTAATTCCTAAGAAAGAAAGACCAAGTGATTGAGTAATGAAAGACATTGTGTTACCTTGTGCAGCAGCGATTTCAAAGTTTAAAGCGATTGATGGAGAAACGAAGAATCTCAAGTCACCTCTTTTAGCTTTAAGTACAGCTGGCAATGCGTTAACAACTCTCGTCATCTCAAAAAGAACGCTTGAAACAGTTACAGCTGTAGCAGCTACATCAATAACTGAAGTGTTAGCATCAAGTTTTACTTCGTAACCATCGCAAAGGTCAAGGAAAGTGTTAGTTGAACCTGTTGATTCACCTCTCCATCTGATTTGCTCGACCTCTGATTCAATCTCCTTAGACATTTCATCCCAGTAGTAACTCATAAAGCTTGCTACTTCGAAAGAACCGTTTGAACCTGCAGCCATTTGCATAGAAAGGAATGATTGTTCAATATCAAATCTACAGATTTCTCCAAGAGCTGAAACTGCGCATACGTCAATGTCAGTTGCGTCTAATTGCTCGTTAGTTGTACTGAAGTTACAAGTTGAAGCTGTTAATGTGTTTGTAAAAAGCACGTTTGCAAGCTTAGTTGCAGACTTAATTCCTGGAAGCGTTCTGAAGTTATCAACAACGTCTGGTGTAATATATGCTTTTGAGTAGAATTCCTGTGGGTTTGGGCACAAAAGTGCGTTTGTCTCTACAGAAAGGTCGAATTTTAATTCACGATTCATAATTTATTGGTTTTTATTTATACTGTTAGTAATTATTTTTTTGATTATTTTCTTTTAGAAAAAGCTGTGAATGCAGCAAATCTGTCATGAGCGTTCATTGCAACTTCTGCAATTGCTTCATCTTCGATTACTTCTTCGTTCTTAATATCTGCAAGCATCTTGTAGATTTCGTCAAACTTAGCGTCAACCTCTTCTTTAGAATAAGAATCAGCAGCAGCAACCTCATCAGCCATCACAACTTCTTCTTCTACAACTTCTTCAGCCATAGCGACTTCTTCTTCTTTTTTATCTTCAACAACTTCTTCAGCCATCTCAACTTCTTTTTCTTTCTCGTCTTCAGCGGGAGCATCTTCTGCAGCGGCAACTTCTTTTTCTGCCTCTACAACTTCAACTACTTTTCCGTCTTTAACTTCGTACCATTTGTCCTCAATTTGGAACTTAGCACCTTCTGGTAATACATTTTCAGCCATCTTTGTGTCTTTATTTTTATTATATTTGTTTTCTATATCTTCCAAGCTTAAGCCTAGAAATCCTTCAATACTAAATCCTGTCTGCTCATTGGCAACAAGTTCATTGTAATATTCTTTATCTGTAATTTGTGCAACTCCGAACAAAGTTCCCTTTGGAACCTTAACTCCGAACGTTGAAAAGCTTCTATCCTTCTCTGGATTATCAACAATCCATACCTCTAATAGGTAAGCTGGAACTATTTCTCCATTATCGTGCTCAAGATTGAATAATCCTTTGTTTGTAGAAAGGGTTTTCATCTTCTTCTTGTGAATATCTTCAATATTCTTCTCAGTAAACTCAACGTAGTACTCACCCATTTCATCATTCCTGTAAATTTCCATTGGAATCATAAGAGGAGCAGCAATTCTGTACTTCACCTTATCAGCAAAGAACATTTCTTTTGGTCTATCTTGAGCAGCAAATGCATTTCCCTTGATTACAATAGCTGGCTTTGAAGTAAAGGCCGTACGTGACCATCCTAAATCTTCTCCATCAGAATACTCGTCATCAATTGTAACTTTATATTTTGGTTTTTGAGCCATTCTTTTTCTTATATTTGTTTTCTATATCTTCCAAGCTTAAGCCCAGAAATACTTCAATACTAAATCCTATCTGCTCATTGGCAACAAGTTCATTGTAATATTCTTTATCTGTAATTTGTACAACTCCGAACAAAGTTCCCTTTGGAACCTTAACTCCGAACTTTGAAAAACTTCTATCCTTCTCTGGATTATCAACAATCCATACTTCCAATAGGTAAGCTGGAGCTATTTCTCCATTATCGTGCTCAAGAAGGTTCTTCATCTTTTTCTTGTGAATCTCTTCAATAATCTTCTCAGTAAACTCAACGTAATATTCGCCATCTTGGTCATTTCGGTATATCTCGGTCGGAATAATTATTGGAGCAGCTATTCTGTACTTTAATTTATCAGCAAAAAACATTTCTTTTGGTCTATCTTGAGCAGCAAATGCATTACCCTTGATTATAATAGCTGGCTTTGAAGTGAGGTCCGTAACCCTCCATCCGAGTTCTTCTCCATCAGAATACTTGTCATCAACTGTAGGTTTATATTTTGGTTTTTGTGCCATTCTTTTTCTTATACTGTATTTGGAAAAAATAATGACCAAAATAGAATGGCAAAAACAGCTTCTTGTAATTGGTTTTGTTCTGCAAAAACAGCTTCTTGTAATTGGTTTTGTTCTGCAAAAACAGTATAATAAAAATACTTATGTTAAAGTTTAGAATTAAAGACGAAGAGTTCTCCTTCACAAACGCTGAGGAGCTTATTATTAAAGATTACGAAAATCTTGCTGCTGTATTAAATGACCCATCTGTTGATGAAATTGACAGGTTCTTCCAGGCATTTGTTTTGCTTGGCGTTGATGGAGATATTCTTGACGGACTGGATGGTTTCTCGTTCCTCAAGATAATAAAAGAATTCAAGGACGTGGAGATGCCAGTTGGTGAATTTACTCAGTTTCTTGAAATAGGTGGAAGGACATATCAATCGTTTGATGAAGAATTCTTCTTCTCAGTGAAGGATATGAAGATGATTGAAGCTGCAGTTAAGAAGAATCCATCACACTTTATTGGTGAAGTTATGGCCATCATCTTCAAAGATGTTGAGCTTACAAAGACAGAACACCAAGATGACGCTCACATTAAACACAAAGCAAAACTAATCAGGGAAAACGTTCAGTATAAAGTAGCACTTCCATTCATCGCATCATTCTCCAAGCAGATGATTGATAATCTTGAATCATATAAGAATGAAGAGTAAGGTAAGCATCCCAAAGAATTGGGACGAAGTTTACATTGACCAATTCATAGAGCTTGATAGCATAGACTTGGAACAATTTGAGAGTGTTTCAGCAGTTCAACTTGAACGTCTATCCATTTTAACAGACACATCAGCAGATGATGACCTGTGGGATGATATGGACATTCGTGATATGAATAAATTGGTTACTGACTTGAAGTTCCTTTCCACAAAACCAAGTAATACAGTCTACAATAAGATTATTGATGATGATTTTATGTTGATTGACTTCAACAAATTGAAGTTCGGTGAGTTCATTGACCTTGAATTCTATATCAAGGAAGGAGAGAACAAGAGCATCGACAAGATTGCTACAATATTATTTAGAAAATATAAGTCTGGTGATTGGGGAGAGATTATTCTGGAGCCATATGGTGCGATTGATTTCAACGCACGGTCTGAGTTCTTTAGAAACAACGGCAAACTAACAGAAATATACGGGGCAATAAACTCCTATAAGGAATGGAGAGAAAGTTTCATTAAAACATACAAGAGTTTGTTTGAAGGGGATATAGAAGACGACTACAATCCAGAAGAAATGTCTGAAGAAGAGCTTGAAGAGCTTAAAAAGATTGAAGCTGAAGAAGAAAAGCTTGCTGAATTTGGTTGGCAGAGAATGCTTATCTCAATTTCTGGTGGTGATTTTCTAAAATTAGAAGACTACCTTGAGATTGGCGTTGTATTTCTGTTCAATATGCTTAGTGTGAAGACAGCTCTTAAGATGTAAACAAGTTTGCCACGATAAAATCTGCTATTATAGCTTTCACATCTTCTTGCTCAAAGAATCCATCGACAAGTTTGCCATCCTCCAGGAATAGAATATAGTCATTTGCCTTGAATCCAAGGTCCAACTCTCCAGAAGAAGCAATCTTTGCGTCAAAAGATATAGAACGTGCCAAAGAACCAGTCTTATAATAACCTTTTCTCTTTAGGTATGCAACCATTAGTCTGTTTAAATCTTGATTTATGTCCATCTTTTAATAATTTTGTAGATTATAAGATACTATCAAAAAAGTCATCCCCTAAACCATCGTTTAATTCTTGCTCACTTTTCCAATTAAGGTATTCTTTTGGAGGTGTTTCAGACCACTCCCAACCGTCAATACTTTCCTTATTATCTACTGTTAAAACTTTCCCACTTGGTAAAAATATATTTTTCCCCTTATGCCAACCGCTATTATATTTTTTATAAAACATATTTTTTATTTTTATGTTATTACCGTAAAACCTTTACCAGTTGCTATTGTTGTGTCGCAAGTTGCTGCGCCAGGATTATTTGAAACATTAATCGTTTGACTACCACTTGCAGTCCCTAAACTCGTAAAAAAAGCGTTTATAGCTGCTTCAGTAAGTAAATTATTTTGAACAGAGACACCTCGTGTCAGTCCTGGCATTATTATTTTTTGAATTGAAAAACAGTCCCTAAACATATCATCAGCGTCGGTTATATTTGCACAATTAACAAACTCAACCTCAGGCATTTGTGAACGTCTAAACATATTCGATGAATTTGTTAAAGCTGGTAAATCAATTAATCCTATTGAGTTAGCGCCATTATTAACAGTACCGCCAAACGCATATGTTGCATTGTTCACGTTTGGACCGCTGACACCACCAAACGCATAATTGTTGCTATGTATACACATAGAATTAATAGTTGTAGTTGCTGCGCCAAACACAATATCACCAATAATAAAACTATCAGCATAGCTAAAAAAGGAAGGTGCATTATCATTAATATTTATGTTTCCAAAATTATGACCATTGAAACTTGCCGAACGACCAAATAGACCAATAGAAGTTAAACCTGAATGAAAGAAGTTGGTCGGTAATTCCATTTTTTTAATACTTTTCGCATATCTAAACATATCTCCGACATTATCATCATTCGGGCTTTTTATTTTAACGTGCTCCATCAAAACAGGAAAAGAATTATTTCCAAAAAGTAACCTCGATGAGTCACTACCAGTTACAGACACACCATCACCTAGATAACTGACACACTCCAGTACGTTATTCGTACCATCAAATCCTGGTGCGATATCACCCAGGTAGAAATAATAACTTGGTTCTATAATACCTTCAAATAATACAGGTTTATAATTGCGACCATCTGGTAATTGAAGTATAGGTGCAACAACAGTAGCATAATTATACGTATGATATATAGTTGTAAATGATGAAATTGTCTGTGTAGTTGAAGCGCCATCACCCCAATTTATAATTGAATCTTCACGAACAGTCACACCTAGCTGATTTGGATTATCTTCAATCACGGCATATATCATATATATTTTATTATTATTATCATCATCCACAGGTATAGATGGCCATTGTGGATTACGTTTCCACTCAAACTCTTTTCGTGCTTTAAAATATTTATCACCCATTATATTACTTTTCTATTTTTAATTTAATTACAGAGGGAATTGAAACGATTATTCCAATTTCATCACCACTTACAATTGGGTCGCCTAGCGTATAAGCAACGTTATTAAGTGTAAATGTTGTTGTTGGTGAATTTACTATATCTTCTACTAGAGTTATTGATAACGATTCTGATGCGTATATAGTTGTTGATAATGATGTCATTAAATCAATTGTCCATCGTTCAATATCAACGTGTAATTCACCTGTACCTTTGATATTGCCAGATACTGTAATGCCGCTGGTCCCGTTTTGAGTTATTATAGAATCAATTAAACTTTGTGAGCCATCCCATAAAGGAATATTATTGATTGTGCCGTAACCAGTGACTCCACTTAATGAAGAAACAAATAAATCTGAGACATCTGTTGAGCCTGAATATAGTGTGTCACCAGAAATGCTTGCTGCATTAACTGAAGTGAGAACAATGTCTGCATCTAAATTTACAATTGGGAAGTTAGCCGTGCCTCCTGTATTAATGTTTGTGCCAGGCTGAACCCTTGTAGATGCAGTTGCAACTATATCATGAATAAAAACATCAAGATTATTACATTCAACAACAGTTTCACAAGTTAAATATTGTGCATAGATAATATCACATCCAGAAACAGGATACAATGGCAAATCTGCAAATGGAATATCACAAATACCATATGTGTCAACGTCAATTGTCACGGTCATTGTGTTTCCAATAACATAATCCATTGTGATTTCTCTCATTGGAATTGAACTTCCATCAGCCTCAATGCCGAATAAGGTGTTTGGAGAGTTCTTGATGAACTTCTTCAAGTCATTTAATATAAGCTGCGTATCAGAGTGAACGTTGTTTACATCGCTTCTATCCTTTTGAATTGGAGCATAACAGTAAAAGTTAACTGTATACTTATCAGCAAACTCACCAAACTCTGTTGAGACTGGAGCCATAAACAAAACAGGAAAAGCCTCTCCATTTGTTGCGAAGTTTGGCATCTGGTCCTCGAACTCAGCTTGAAATCTTTGCACTTGCAAGTGATTTGAAGCGAATGACTCAATGAATTGTATTAAGGAATTATATGATGTAACCATTGTTTTTTATTTATTTATGCATATTAATATACATCTCCGTTTCTCTTACTGTTTTTGCTTCTCAAAAACATTTGTAAGAAGCTGTTTTTGCTTCTCAAAAACATTTGTAAGAAGCTGTTTTAAGTTCATTAAAGTGTTCCAGATTCAGAAATCTTGGCAACTCTATTTTGTGTGCTTGTAATCTCTTCAACAGATACAACAATTGGTACTTGATTCTGAGATGAACCAGCTTCAACGCTTTGAATGGGTCCAACTTCTGATGAACCACCGCTTCCAAAGAAGTCAAATGATGGAGTTGCACTTGATGATTCAGATGCAGTTGGCACAGTTGGAGAAGGAGTAGACGGTCCACCGCCACCTCCACCCTTATATTGTGCAGATGCTATCTTAGCAATGTTTGCAACAGAAGTACTTACAGCGAATGCAAGCGATGCAATACCAGCTGGATTTGGAACAGTTCCGACAGCAATTGGAGATTGTGCTAAGGAAGCTTGTACAGCCTTCACACCATCAATGACTGCAAGTGAAAGGTTCAATGCTTTCTGTACTTGGAACTGACGTTTAGCTCTTGCCTCTTTAGATTTCTCATCTTGCTTTCCAAGAGCGTTTGATATAGCAAATACACCTTGCGTTAAATTGTTTGCAGCATTTGCATAGTCAGAAGCAATACCAATTTTCCTATCGAACTCAGATTGTTGCAACGCTTTTCTTTTCTTTTCAGCCTCATCATCTTTATCTAAAGCTTCTTGCCTGAATTTGTCTTCAATCTCAGCTATCTTAAGTTTTTGTTCTTCCATCAATAGCAATTCAAGCTCTGCATTATCTGCAGCAAGCAAGAACTTCTCTTCATATGAAGCTACAAGGTCGGCAATCTCTTGCTCCTTTCTTGTATTAGTTAATTGTTGATGAAGTGCAAACTGAGCATCTTCAAACTCAATATCTTTTTCACGCTCTAATTTATTCTTATCATCAATTAATTTTGATGAAGCTTTTAATTCTTGTTGATTATAAAGGTCAGTTAAAGTAGCGAGTTCTTGTTCTGTAAACATCTTGTTTGCAGCAGCATCTTCTCTCAATCTCTTGAACTTCTCAGCATTGATTGCCAATTCTCTTTCAGTCTCATCTTCAATAAGCGAAAGTTGAATATCTTTTATATTCTTTGCCATATCAGCTCTGAACTTTGCCTCATCTTTAAGTTGTTTCTCTCTTGCCTCCCTAGCAGCCTTGCCTTTATCAGCAAGTTCTTTGTTGGTTGCATCTGTTGTAGCTAGCGTATCAGCATCACTTGCAGCTTTTGTATCTTTTTTATCCTGAGCAATTTGAACTTCAAACGTTTTAGCATCTTCCTTTGCAGATTTGTATGCAAGCGTTGAAACTATTGCTTTTTCTTTAAGCGCAGCAATCTCTTCGGCATCAAGCTCTCCTTTTATTATAGCCGCTTTAAGAGCAGCTTTGTCAGCTTCTTTTCTTACTTTGGCTGTATATCTTAAAAGATAAACTTTCTTGCGCTCAAGGTCCTCTGTGTTCTTTCCTTGAATCTTTGCTCTGGCAATTTCACCATCAATTCCAATTACATACGAATCTGTTTTTTTTTCATTTGCAACAGCAGACTTTTCAGCTGCATCAGCTTGCCTTTGTGCAGAATCTTCTGCAGCATTCGCAGTCCATCCATACCAATCTGTAAGGTCTTTTATAGGTTGAATAATCGCATCAATCAAATCTCCAACAAATTCAAATACTTTTCCGACTGCGTTCATTATAACTTTAAGGATACCAAGTTTATCAAGCAATTTAATAATTGCAGCACCAATTGCTATGATGGCAGCAACAATTAAGAACATAGGATTTGCTAAAAGTGCCTTTCCAAGTTGAAGGAACGTACTTCCAAGGTTTTTAACCTGTCCAATTGCGTCTTCAAAGTTAATATTCTTTGCACTCATAGCCAATTGCTTGGCTTGGTTGTTTGCTCTTGAGAAATCAAGCGTTAAAAGTGATGCACCGATGCTACCAATCTGTGTACCAAAGGTAGCAAGCCCACGATTGTTGGCCATATCGTCAATTTTTTGGTCAGTTTCAATAATGATTTGCTTATTCTTTGCAGTCTGTGTAGCAAGAGACTTGAATTCCTCTGTGTTAACCTTTCCCGCTTTTGCGAGTTCGTACATTCTGTCTTCAGCTTCAGAAATCTGTGTAGATAATGGCAGAAGTTCTCCATAAACTTCATCAAATGTAGCTCCAAGGTCTGCCCCAGTTTCAACAACTTCCTTAATAGATTTATTAAGATTTTTAATTTCTTTGTCAAACTTCTTTATTACCTGCGTATTGGTGGCATCTGCTACATCCTTTTCAAGTTCGGCAAGATTTGCTCTCATTTGCTTAAGCGAAGGAGCATTTACATTAATTGCTATGTCTATTACTTTATCGGCCATTGTGTTTTATCTATACTGTTTTTGCTTCTCAAAAAACATTTTGAGGAGTTGTTTTCTAACCAGCTTAGCGAATCTTTATTTTTATAATCTTGTTTTACCAATAAGATACACTTTGCACCCTTTGGCTTCAGCGCCTGCTGCATCAATATCAACTGTAATCAAATCATCTTCTGCTATATTAGAAGTAGCAATTGAAGTTGTTGAGTTAACAAACACACCAGAAGCTAATGAAATCGGAGACGAAAGTAAAGTGGTTCCGTTAAGATTAACATCAATTCTCGTAGTTGTTGAACCTGTTGTGGTCAATGATACTTTTAATTTCTCTAATTGCATATCCCTTGGCATTCTAAATGATAGCTTTGCAGTCCCTGTTGTAATCGCTGTTGTCTCATCACCGATTACAGCATTGAAATCGTAAGGACTTCCATATGTATTCCCTGAGATTACAAGATTTTTAACAACAACCGAGTTATCAATTGAAGCTGTTATGTCATCTCCAAATATGAATACATTTTCTCTGTTGTCATCAACAACATTATCATTACCAAAGACGAATGCTTTCTCCAATACAGTGTTTCTATCACCAACAACAATACCACTTTTTGCATTAGGGCCAACGACATTATAACGCCCATCAAGAGTAGACATTGTTCCAAGGTTTACATTGGTATAAGAATTTCTCTTCTTTGTTATATTAATTAAAGTCCAATCAATATAGGTCCAGCCACCAATAGCAGGTCGAGCTGGCCCAACAATAGGTCCAACTGGCCCAATTGGAGGTCGAGCTGGCCCAACGATAGGTCCAACTGGCCCAATTGGCGGTCTCCAAACTTTAAAAGGAACCATTTTAAGCTCATCATCAATTGATAGAAGCTCAACCTTGGTTGGCCCTGGTTTGGTTGGGTTATAATCTTGAATGTTGTTAATGTTCCACCAAGAGTTGTCAATTCTAATCTTATCAGATAGCTTCATCTTCTGGATGTCAGATGCCTTCAAGTCGAAGAAGGCTGTCATCATCTTGGATGTGTTCATTTGATTCAATGTACGCCTCCAGTGAAGGTTGTACATATTGTTGTTCGTTAATTGAAGTCCATTAATAGCATAATATCCACACTGTCCGAAGTTAATATCGAATTCTGGGTTGTATGGGTCATCCATATGTGAGAATAGAGGGTACTCAGTCATCCCTGATGTTCCAGTTGTACCATAGTCATAGATATACCAATTGCTACAGTTGAACATTCCAGCATCGTACAACAATCTGATATTATTCTTTGGGGAAACACCAGCAATTGAAGGTGTAACTGCGCCAAATAAAGTATCAGTTATGATTGTTGGAGAGAATATAATCTCCTTCTTCTCTTCATCTTTTATATATTCGTTGTCAAATGTGAATTCAACCTCACCATACACATCCTCTGTTACTTGAGTGTAAGCTTTTAACGCCTCATCCTTGTCATCATCCTTATAAGTTAACTTAAGCTTCTTCTTATTAAGCTCTGGCAAGAATTGAAGTTCCTGTGCCATATCTTTATTCAATAGCTTGGTCCAGTTTTCTGTTTTACCATCGTCATAGTATTCATCTCTTGACTTAATAATCAGATTATTTGAATCATATGGGTCAACCTCAATGTATAAATTGTAAAGCGTTACGAATGCTTTGATGAAATCTGATTGTTTAACCTTCTTTGGTACAAATGCATTCAAGAACACAGGAAATGAGAAAGCCATTGTCTGAACATTTGGAATGATTTTATACTTTATAGAGTTAATTCTAAGCTTCATTGGAAGGACGATGTTTCCAGTATATAAAACTAATATTTGTCTTCTTAAAGTAAATCCAATTGAGTTGTTTGTGCCAATGTTTTGATTTGGAAAATCAAGGTTGTATGTAACGTTATTGTTGCCAACAACATAGTCACCAGGTGGAATTAATGTACCATTGGCCAAAGTAGTATATGAAGTTGTTGGTTCTACAAGCGCTCCAGGAACAGGAACACCGTTATTAAGTCCAATTGTAACAAGCTTCCAACCAGCAAGATTTGTTAATAAATTAACATCACCACCAGTATCGTTATTGACAATAATATCATAGTCAATCTCAACCTCAAATCTAAGTGTATTTGAACCTTGAAGGAAGAATGAATTTTCATATGTACTTGTCGATGGTGTATAAAAACCTTGTGGGTCATAAATCTCCTCATCAACAACAAAGAGTTCATCAGAAAATAAGTTCTGTGAATTAGAATAACCCATATCATAGGTTGTAACAGCAGATGATTGTGCAACAACAGCAATGTCATCGTACGCTTCCTCCGTCAACTTAGCTTGGTCACCATTGAATGGGATGATTAACTTGTCGAACTGTTGAGTTATGCCTGTGTGAGCCTCCCATTCATATCTATATCCTGCAGATTCAAATATCTTATTCCAATATTGCTTGGCATAAATACCAGGAAGCCACTCTTCAAGGTTATATATGTTGTCAATAGTGTTAATTGGCATTACATATTTGTATTCATCCTTCCAAGTGTGGGCCCAAGATGCTACAACATTATCAGAATTATAGATATGGTAGTTTTCAAGAGACTGCATCTCAAGGTCTGTAAGCTCATTGTTACCAATCACTGTAAAGAAGTCAGATGTTGAATCCTTGATTAAACACTCGTAAGATACAAGCTGGTCATGCTGTCCATTTGGCTGCTCCTTTATTACTCTGGTAAGTTGAAGATAGACATCATCAAGAATTGTAATTCCATTCTCAATTACAGCACATTTCTGAAGTGTATTTATATTAAAGGTTCCAGCAATAACATTAACATCAAAGTAGTTGTTCAACAATTTGTTATTATTCTTATCACCAGCAAGCTTAATCGTTTTTGAAGTGGTTCCTTTGCGCTTGGTAAGGTCCCTAACATCAGAAATACCAAAGTTCAACGGGAAGTTTGTTTCATCCGCAAGATTAAGGTAGCCCTTATTTGTATCAATCAACTGTATTTGTACAATATTTTCCATTAAATGTTCACATTGTTTTGGTTGCTCAAAGTAATTGTTACCTCTTGCTTGTTTAATTTCCTTAATCTTGGAGACTGTGGGTTATAATTGTTAGTTTTAACCTCACAGCTGTAATATGTCCCATCAATCTTAACGTATGTCACAGGGCTAAAGATGAGTTCTGAGAAGTATATAGCCATCTCTGGTGTAATGTATCCAGTTCTAAGAGTAAGCTCCTCAGAAACGCTTAAATCAGATGTTACCATTCCATTATCAGAGTTTGAGTACGTCCATTTTCCTCCAGATAAATACCCTATTTGTTGATTGAAGGAGGTTCTCTTGCCTTTTTGTTTTGTTTCAGCTCTTAGTGGAAAAGAAAACGATGCAAACGAACCTTTCCTATCAAGGAAAAGAATCTCATAATCCTCAATGCCACATTTTCTGTCAAGCCATACTCTAATCTTCTCTGAGATTTGCTGATTACTATCATTTTTAACCCAAAAATCATAGTAAGTTGTAGTAGATTCTATCAAGGTCGTACCTGTGGCCAATGCCGTAAGTGTTCCATAGTTGTTTGGACCAACTGCATACTGCATGATATCCTCAATAGCACCAGCTGTTTTATAAAACAAATCTCCACCATCATTCTGGAACTTAATCTGTATAGCATCAGAACTTGAAGGGTATGCTGCATTGACAAATAGGTCCTGCGTAAGAGAACAATAGAAATTATCTGGTATGTTTGTTAAAAATTCTTTTGTTGTTGAAGCTCCATTCAATTGGTAATTGGCTTTATCATATGAAATCCAATCAGAAGATGAGAATGCTGCATTAAAAGCCACCTGAGATGAGTATGTCAGCAAATCTCTGTATATTGATTTCCTTCCATCAGCGTATGAAGCAGTTCCTGGATTAACTGGAGATGATACAAATCCTATATTAACGATGAATGAGTTTGAAGTCACTGCAGTGTAAACTGTTTGCAATCCTTCAAGTCCAGGGAAGTAAGATGGTGTATCAAGGTTGATGATAACTTGGTCTCCAGCAACAAACGTATTTGATGCGGCTCCACTTAAAAGAGTTACTGAACCAGATATAGATGTTGTATCAGCAAATTCCCAAGCTTCTTGAAATTCTTCACCAATTTTAACAGTATATCCAAAATAAGAATCATCAGCGTGAATGTTTGTGGTTCCAGTTAGGTCCACATCATATGTAACATAGTCAGAAACAATCTTTGAGACATCAATGTAACCATATCCATCTGTTGGACGTGGCACAACTCTGCCTTCATAAATCTTTGTTGAAGTTGCTCCAGAATATATATCCACAACATAACGAAAACCAGGTTTATTCTTATTGTTTGAGTTGAACATATACACCAATGGGTTATACACTGGATTGAAATTGCTTAAAGCTGTGCTTTTATTTGTTACAGACATTGTTTAATGATTTTTATTTATTGGTATGCACCTCTGTTTCTCTTACTGTTTTTGCTTCTTAAAACCATTTGTAAGAAGCTGTTTTTGCTTCTTAAAACCATTTGTAAGAAGCTGTTTTTAATGGAAGGTAAAAGTCTTGGTGTTTCCTCTGAAGAACTTAACGATATATCTGGTCCCATATCTAATTCCATCTATCGCATCATCTAATATCTTAACTGGCTCCTCTGTGAGCTGTCCTCTGACCTTTCTCCAAGAGTAATTCTCATACTCCTTCCAGATATTCTTGCTTGAAGTATGTACCTTTGTCCTCTGCACATCGTTGATTCCACCCTTTACATTCTTATCAGCATCAATAATGTTAAAATTTTCACGTCTAAGCTCTGCATTTATCTCTGGCCTTGCAACTTCTGCAATAATTATATCACGATGTGTAATTCCAAGCTCTCTAAATTTAGAAACAATATCAGATGATGTCATTCCAGGCTCGTAGATTATATCCTCAACGAATATCTCATCCTCATAATACCATATCTTTACCAAAGCAGTTGGGTGAGTGAACCCGTAATCAATCGCATAGATGTATTGTGTGAACTTTGAAGGCTTTGAAGGTACAAATGTCCAGTTGGAGAAGATGTTCTCTCTGGTGATTGCTCGCTCGCCAAGTGCAAAGATGGTGTATAAGGCTTCATCTTTATCCTTCAAACCTTCAATCTCATTGATTTGAGCCTGCGTTAAGAATGGATTCATCTTGAATGTGCTCTTTATTATCTTGGATTCAGTTGGAGATAGGTCATATATCCAGCTTGCTCTCTCTGAAGGGTTGTAATCCAAAAGAAAGAATAGAGTTGTACGAAGATTCAATTGAAGAACATCATCTTCCCACATCTCATTGGCCTCATTCAGCCAACAAATATGTCTCTTGCGACCACGAAGCTTCTGCTCATCATCTGCACCAAAGAATTCAATCTCTGTACCATTGTCAAAATTGTAAGTATTGGAAGTTTTGTTATGATTTGCACGTTTGTATAAGCCCATAGACTTTAATACCTCAAAGAAGTCCTTCATTGCAGACGTTTTTAATGCACTCAGAGTCTTTCTAACGACACTTATGACCATATTGGGGTTATCTATTGCCCAAAGGATTAAAGCTTGGCATATCGAATATGTTTTTGATGACCTTGAAGAACCTTGATTTACAATCCAGCGATAGCCAGGGAGGATTAGTTCTTTTGGCAAGACATTATCATCTGCATATTTGATGCATTCTTTGTATGTGCCTCGAAAATCAGTGATGGAAAAGTCATTTATAAGCTCCCAGTTGTTAGAGAAAACTTTAGTTGCTTGTATTTCCATTATTGCCTACAATTTTTATTGTGAAAGAAGTGTCAACATCCTTATCATTATCCTGCTCAGACCATCCAAGGTGCTTGGAAAGCTCTTGAAAGGCTCTTGTTGAATCTGCAGCTTTGATTACGAATTGAAGACGTGTATATTTAGCCTGCTCAACAGAAGTTAATTTATCTTTTGCTGCCAGGATTAAAAGTTCATCATATATATCTGTAATTCTTGACTGTTGTTCAATCTTATTTTCAAACTCAATACCTTTTTTTTTGGAAACAACTGCTTTTCTTTTGTTGATTTCTGCGGAAATTACAACATTCTTCAACAACCTTTGTCCTTGGCTATATGCTGTTTTTTTAGAATAACCAGCACGAACAGCTGTAGCAGTTGCGTTTGAATCAATAAGATACTCCTCAACAAATCGGAGCTGTTTTGCGGTTAATTTTGACATTTAATATTTCTTTTTTGTTCTCTTCTTCGAGTATTCTTTTACTTGCTCTTCAGCCTGTTCAAGAGAGTTCTGCTTTGGTGAGCTGTTTGATTCTGATTTCTTGCAGGTGCAATCTTCTGTTTTGCATACATCACATACTTCAACTTCCTCAAACACATCTTCAAATCCAATTTTCTTGAAGTTATCATATTGTTCTGGCTGAACTTTTGCTGCATCGAATGTAACATTTCCAACCAACATATGGTTTCTTGTGATTATAAGACCTTTGTAGTCTTTTTTTATTCTGCTTACTTTCATTTTTTATAGTTTTCGTTTATAAATTCTTGTTGTTTCCTTTGTAATTCTCTTCTGAACTTGGTTATGTAGTTCCTATTTATATTAAATTTCTCTCTCAGCTCATTTATCGTAACTTTTCTACCTCCTTCATACATAGCATTATAGAAAATCTTCTCCTCAGATGAAAGTGTTTTTAAAAAATCATAGAGACAGCTCTTTTTTTCGTTATAGTCCTTCTCCATTCTTATCTTATATTCAAAATCTTCATCTGAGTCCTCTGTATCAAATATAACTTCTACCAGTGTATTCTTGTGGTTCTCCATTGAGAGCTTTGAGAGCTCTGAGTTATTCCACTTGAGTTGATTTGTTATATATCTTATGCAGTAGCTTTCTATTTGCTCATGCTCCATCTTCTTTCTCTTCAGCAGGAGATGTTCGTATGTAAGCGAGACCAGTTCTCCAGGTTCAAAGTTTATATTCTTTGAGTTCTTCCCTATCTTTACTGTTGCATTGCATAATTTTTGATAGTTGGTCGAGAAATATCTATCAATTTGTTGTTTGCTCGTCATCTATAATCTTGTTTTCATTGTACCAGGCATAGAAGGTTTTATGCTTTGCCTTTCTTGCTGAGGCACCGCACCAACATCCAACATTGGAAGTGCCATTATATGTATCGTAAATTGCGTAAATGGCAATCATTGTTGATTTTGATATGCTGTTTACGTTTGCTTCGATAATTGCAATCTCTTCTTGTGTAAAATCAATCATCGAATCCTAATTTTTTGTTTAACAAAGTCGCATATGTAATATATGTCTGTTGAATCGTATCTACAAACTCCTCATCGGAATAAAGGTCAAATCTGAAGCTTTTGATAATATCGAAGAATTCTTTCTTCTCCAGCACAATAACCTTCTTTATCAATGAGGCTATTTCGTATTTTTCTTCCTTTATGTGCATATAAAGATAACTGTACCACACAGACATTTTAGTCTCGTGGTCCAAGATTATCTCTTCTCTGGTTCCGATGGATTGAAGCATATCATCAGTAATCTCATCTTCTGATAGTGGAGAAGCGTAAACATCAATCAAGACATTTAGCATATCTACAAGCTCTTTTTCATTTATTCTAACATCCTCATTCATTATCTTTTCGTTTATTTGCATTGCTTGCTTTCTTTTTTCAATTAACTTAAATTGAAACTCTGCGTATTCAACAGACTTCTTCCAGTTGTCAATTAGTTTTTTCATTGATGCATCTCTTTCCATTACTGTTTTTTAGCATTTTTTTCGTTTTCTTTTATTAATAATTGAAGTGATGTTTGTAGGTTTGTTGTAACCACTTCAAGCTTTGAGTTAATCTCTTTTAGTTTTTGTATAATTTCTTCTTTATCCATTGTGTTGTTGTTTGTTTCTTTATTATAAATAGTGTAAAAAAACAAAAAGCCGTAATTATTTATATTTAATTATTTCAATTAAATCTTTTTTCTGTAGGTCCGTTACCCATTTCCAAATTAGAAACTTATCATAACTATCTTTTGGAAGCCTCTTTTGATACCAAGTATATTCTGTCGGGTCATCTTTGATTGCATAAATTCTTAACTCATCTTTAAAGAAGTTGAAATACAGAATAGGATGATTATGTCCGTGTTCTTCCTTGTAATTAATCATGCCAGCTAATTTATTGTACTCAAAAAAGGCCCCACCATAACCGTCTATTTGACTACCCGTGTAGTCTAACCTTACTTTAACTTCGATTATATATTCTGTTGAGCCAGAGTTCAGAAAGTTATCAAAACTACTGTATATACTCGGAGACTGACTACATACTATATTTTGCCCATTTTCTTTTTTTGAATTTAAAAACCATTTAATTGATTCTTGTTCTACTCTAGCGCATTTTTCTCGTTCTTTTTCGTTGTAGCTCATATTTTCTTTTGTTTATTAATAAATATCCAGAAAAAAGTTTTGTTTGTTAAAAATTTGTTAAATAAACTCTTCAAGGTATTTTCTGGCCATCTCATTTGCTTTAATTTTTTTCTCTACATCAGATATAATCTGGTAAGCTCTCTGGCTGCTGATGCCAAACTCCTCTGCGATTTCCACATTCTTCAATCCACCATTTCCATCAAGACCAATGTAAGCAGCATAGATTTCCATATACTTATACTTAAAAAGATGATGCTCTGCTTTAATTAAATCATAAAGCATTTTAAGGTCAATAGAGAACACTTCTCTTTCTTCATAATATGGTAACTCAAACCTATCTACTTCATCGCTTATAGGTGCGTCTATGTGCAAATATGATGCATAGCAACGTTTACCTTTCACGATTGAAGATTTAACAGTTGAAGAGTTTAATTTGTTATAATAGAAGAAAGCGTTGTTGATATGATAATGACTGAACAGAGCAAAGTCTACTTTATCATCTGTGTATATTTCCATTGCTTCAGCGATTGCTGCATTTGCAATGGATACATATTCAAATAGAGTAGAATCATGCGTTGTGTTAAAGTTTAAGATTTTGCTCATAGATTTTATGATTAATCGCTGAAGGGAGTTTGCAACTTTATCAAGTTCCTCACGATTTATTACAAGCTGATTGGCTTCATCGCTTGGAAGTGGGTTATATCTCTTTGCTCTAAGGCTATCTTGATGTTGTTTAAATGTCATAGTCTATTATAATTAATTGCTGTTCTAATATAAATAGTTATAAAAATTTCTTTTCACTTTAGATTTAATTTTTTTTTGTTTAGAATTGAATATGAAAGAAGAAAGAGGAAAAAGAATAAAATTAAAAAGAGGAAAAGTAACGCTTGATGCTATGCTTATTTCTTGCCCAGGAAGAGATGTTGCAATATCTGTTCGATTTCCAAAGATGTTATCACAAAAAGATGTTGCTTCTGCAGAGCAAGAGGTAAAAAATAAAGTAAAAGAATGGTACGATGAATCTGGAATGTTCGACAACAAACATTTTATTTGTATATGCAATGGGCCTACTGGTTATAAAGATGACCATACAAAGCACTCAATGGTGTTTTGCGTAGATGTAAGCG